TTGAAGCCTAAGAAGGTTAAGATTTCTTTTGACATTTTTTATTTAGATTAAGATTGTTCGGGTGGGATAGGAATTGTTTCGGCGCCAGGGTGTGTGGTACCTGCGAGCATAGACGCAAGGTCTGGAGGCGCCTGCTCATTAGTTGCTGCGGGCTTAATTACTTTGGTTGGCTTGTCAGGTCGAGGCTTGCGAAAATATGCTAAGTATTTTTCGTCCGCCATCGGGTCTGAAATCACGAACCCGATTTGTTTCATACGGATTTCGTTAAATGCAATTTTAGGCACCAGGTGTTTAACTTTTTTAAGTTTACTGACGCACCGGATTAGAAGATTGGTTTTTGACATTTGCTGCAAATTTATATTTAATTTTTAGATATCCAATTCTTTACGTAAATCTTTTGAAGGTTTAAAGTAACCTTTTTTGATGTTGCGAAATAATACATCTTTTGGCACATCAAATACGGATACAGGCATTATGGAATGACCACACCGATAACCGCCAGCGTATTTAAAAATGGTATCTTTATTGGTGTTGACGTGCTTGCCGCCCCATTTTAATTCCAGCCACGCTTGCACCTCTTGTTTACTAAAATATTCGTTATACCTCGATATTCAAAATTCACGAGAGGTAGGCAAGGTGTCGCCCGAGTAAAAAAACCATTCAGCATTAATGTCTTGTGATATCGCCTGTGTATAGCTGCGGTCGCTTACCGCAAAGGTGTCGTAAGCTACTTGGGTCGCGTATTGATTTAGCTTGCCTTCTTTGGTCTTGCTCCCGACAGCTAATTCTCTTATCGTACGCAATGTGGCCTTAAAATCAGCGTTCGTGTACACTGCCTCAGAGATAACTGTTTTAAGGGGCTCTATGTACGCTTTATCAAGGCTTATACCTTGCAGCACTTGTATCGCCTCCGCTTGGCTTCGTTTCTTAATCTCTTTTGCTATTTCGGTTTCTATCTTCTTGACCTTAGGAAACGCTTTAGAGAAATAATCAAATGTAAGACTATCTTGAACACCAATGTCTTTTACGAAACTTTTTACGGCATCATAATAGTCTGTGGACTTGAGAACTTTCTTGAGCTCTGCGTTGATGTCGTCCGCGATACGGAAATTCTTCTTTGATTTAACAAGCCTGCCGCCCTCGACATTTAATTCCGCGAGCAATTCAAGAATGTTGTTGTACGCTTGAAGTTGAGCCTTGTCAACTTGGGTTAAAAACTTATCAGGCACGGATTCTATCCGAGCTGCTTTTTCTTCCAGTATCTTCTTAAGAGTGTCCTTCATTAATTACCGCTGATAAACGGTTCGGCTTCAACTTCGACAGGTATCTCTGCCGTAATTAATTCCATTTGTGATTTAGCGAGCTGCATCATTTTCTCTGCCAGTTCAGATATGGGCGTTGATAAGAACTTTTCAATGCCGCCAAGTTCTTTGATAATCATATTTGTCAAAGTAACAGGACTGTCATGTAAATAAATTTCCCAATCTGCGACAAGGTTACGATTCTTTTTCACGATAATATCCTCTGGCGTGTGTGTCAACAACCTGTCTACGACAATTATAAGTTCTGTAACCTTAGCGGATTGAGTGTCTGTGGAATAAAAAGATTTTAAATACTGTACCATCATTGCGTAGATGATAAAGTTTGGCGCGCCTGCTTTTGTTGCTTCGGATATTCTAATTAAATATTCGCTCTCCGTCATTAAGTCAAACGATACAGGCTTCTTGTATTTTGGCTGGACAAATTTTGTGCCATAACGCATCTTACCTATCGTGTCAACACAAAAAAATGTCATGTCGTGAATCTGGTCTGATTGCGGCCGGATAAAAGCATACATCGCCTTATTGTCCAGCATCATATCCGTGGCTAACAGATTTTCTTTTCCCTGCACCTCTGAAGATGATGTGTGCAAGTGAAGGACTCTTTTGGCGCGAAGCTCGTCCTCATGTATTTTTTTATTTAGCCAGTCCATAATTGAAGGGTCTGGAGAAACATATTCTACGGGCTTGGCGTTTTCAAATCCTGCATCATTGGGCGACATTGAAGACCTTGGTTTTAATAATAAAAGGCCTGTAGGCGACAATCGTGTTTTCATTCCCGACCCGTGGCAAGACGGACATTGGATGTTCGCTTGTTTTACAGTATCAAACACCTGTCCATTTTGGCAAATCGTAGACGTACTGTTCGCATCTGTATAAGGCGCCTCACACAAATCTCCATACATTATTTTTATTGGGTAGGCACAATTATAAATACTCAACATCAGGTTTGTTGCATTAAGCAGCACAAGGTCAAGAATGTCGACAGCGTACAAGTAAGGCGATTGCCACACTAAATTATCTCCGTATATGCACGGAATGCCTTTGCAGCGACGAGCAGGAACATAACCCAGGTTATGTGGCAGGAATTCTTCGAGGTTAAAAGTATAGTCGACAAAGTTTCCAAATTGAACGACTCTCTTTATTGTTTCTTTGTCGTAATATTCAAAAATCATTCCCTTGTTTTCTAACTTCGTCTTGTATCTTACCTCGGATTTTTCTTCGCTTAAAACCAAGTACCACTCGTCTTCCTCGAACGCGATAATATTTTTCGACAAGATGTTATAAGGCAAAGGCTCAAACATTTCTGTGTTAGCGATTGTTCTTGTGATGCCGTCTTCTGCTGTATCAAATTGAACATCTCGTGGTCGAATAACAACCAACCCCATCGCATCGATGGTCTTAAACTTAGGAAAAAGGTCTTTGATATACGTAGAAAAGTTTCCATATTTCGGAAGCATATCAAGATAGTCTTTTAGGGTTTGCTTATTCTTAACAAGCGTGTCGTCTTCTTTCTGGAACTCCATGCTGTCCTCATAAAAACACCTTTTAAGGGTGTTAAGAAAGTCTATAAAAATCGGCAGCGTAACGCCTTTAAAATTATCTTTTAAGTAATCAAATTCGTCCGCTTGAATTCTGGGACTCTTATTAAGGAACAAGAGTTCCGGAAATACACCATGTTCGGAATGGACGCGAATCCTCTCATACATTGAAACAGAAACCTCATGCACGTCTCCGAATACGGTGCAATTTAATTTACCGTCTTGCTTATAGATGTCCGCCTTAGAAGACATTGCCGCCTTCTTGTATTCGTTGACAGCAGCCATAACCTTTTCGGTTATCTGTTCGTCAGTTAGTTTTTTCATGCTGCGATTTTTAATTTAGTCTGCATCAACTCCCACGACTTGGTTAGCTGGCAGCCTTTCTTGCCTCTGCAAGATTTGATTTTTCTGATTTTCATATTGTAGAATGTTTGTTCGAGATATTGGACGAATCATTTTATTATTACCGAGTCTTAAAACTAAGTGAGCCCGTATTGGCACTCTTATACGGCCGTTCACAAGCTTCTGCCACTCTTGCAAAATTCTTTGGTAGCCCTTGTAGTATGTAGCCTTAAAGCGAACATCAAACTCGAAGTAATAACTGTAATGAATAAATTTCTGTTTTAATAAAATAGTCTTGCCGTTTCCGCCTTGCATGATAGGCGGTTCGTGTGTCTGTAACTCTTGTCCATTCCATTTCCATAACCGCGCCCAGCTGAAACTTGACCACTCTCCGATTGCTACTAAATCTATTCCCATTAGGTGAACGAAACCACACGCTCCGCAATTTGCGCCTTCGTTATTTAAGTCGATTTCTGCCTGGACAATATCAGCCAATTCCCATTGTTCGTCGGCGTCTACTTGCCACAGGTAAGTATTATCGATTTCATATACACCGCGAAGGTATGTTAGTGCATAATTAAATTGTTCGTCCTTGCTTTTCCAAGGCGTCTCCCTTTGAAGGATTTTAATGTTAGGATATTTTGGTATAAGTGAATTAAGATATTCTATTGTGCCGTCCAGCGATATTGCAGGAAGGTTTAATTTGTTATTTCCGCCCGAGCCAAAGTTATCTGACAGTCCATCTACAACGACCCAAACGTCAAACATTTCTGCCATTCGTTTTGCGAACCCGCGATTAAGCAAGTGGTGAAGCCCGTTGTAGATTATAGTGACCGCGACTCTCATATTTTTATTTTTGCAATTAGCCAGCCAAACTTATCTTCGCCTTGGTGAATTATTTCCGCATTGTATGCCACTTCCGTTATCAGCCTTTTTGATTCGTGGTGTTTGATATGATTGATATCATCTAACGCGAGTATAAAATCTTTCCTGGCATTTTCTACCACGTATAAAAATTCCTGCAAGCCAAGATGACCTGCGCTGTCTAAAACAACCAAGTCTGGCTCACCGTCAAATCTCGCAAAACATTCTTCTAATAAATTATACCGGCTCGCGTGTGCAATTTCTCTGGTATAATCTTTTGGGTTTACAAAGTCGACAATTATATCTTCCGGCAAGTGTGCATAATTTAAAGGTGTGGTAAATGCTTCTTCTTTAGAAACCGATACTCCGCTCAGGACTTCAAATTTGCAGTAATGATTGGTAAGATAAAAAGCTAAATTCTTTTTTGACAACTCGACATTTCCCTTGTCTGATTCAATGCTGTAAAGAATTGATTTTACTTGCGACAATATACACGCTTCAATAATTGCTTTCGTGGTGCCAGTGCCGTGGTATGTTCCTGTTTCGATTATTCGCATCGGGCGGTATTCTTCTATGACCTGTTTTAGGGCAAGGCATAATCCGCTTGAAGCACTAACTCCGTTTAGGCAAATATCTTTTGCGAGTCGCATTCTTTCCACGTTTTTGAAAGCAGGGTACGGTCGTATTGACTTGGCACTTTGCCGTTAGGATAATAAAATAATTTGCCGGTAGTCTTAACCATGTCTGTGAAATTGCACAAAGAAGAATCAATGCAATGAATCTCCGCAGCGTTTTCTACAACTTTGAGCCAATCAAAAACCGTATGGTTGCCCGTAGGCTGGAACAAGACGATAGGCAATTCTGTTTCTGGTTCAATAGCTCCTCCATAATCCGATTCGCAATGCACTAAAGCATAAGGTTCCGTTGTTACGACTTTAGCAAACAACTCCTCTTCGCGTTCTTTATTTCGGTTCCATTCCAGTAAGTTTTTCTTAATCTGAACATCCATGCAAAGCAATTCATATTTCGCTTCTACAAAAGAATTAAACCTGGTTTTATTTTTTTGCCACCATGCTTCAGGTTGCCCGCCCTGCCCAAAACTTAAATCAATTTTCTTTTCATATTGTGCTATCGTTTTTTCAATCGGCTTGCAGTAATTGATATATTGGAACATGGTGTGGTACTGTTCTGGCAGCAACCAATCAACGACATGGGTTTTCGATAGTTCCTTAATGGCCGGAAGTAAAACCAACACATCGCCCACCTTGCCTTTTTGGATTATCATTAACCTGGGCTTAAATAAAGTTTCAGATAAAATTACGGGCGGCAATTCTCGGTAATCACCAACCACTCGGTTGTCTTGTGTATAGTTCCTGACGTTGGACTCGTGCAAGTGAATTGACTTAATTGTCTTTGCAGGGTTAATTATCTTACCGTACGCTTTGCCTGCTTCGTATGCAATACGATTGTCGCAGCCAGGACTTCCGAAGGTGTAATCTCCGTGGGTGTCATCTTTATACTTGCCCTTAAATATCCAAACGTCTTGGCTTAAGCCGTAATTAAATAAAATATCCTTGCCGTGGCGCCTATCCCAACGCGACAAACCAAGAAATAAATTATCGAAATTTAGCTGCTTAATATAATTACAATGTGATGACTCAAAAAAGATGTCGGCATTGGTAACGATATTTATTCCATCACCTGTTAGCCTGAAAATATCTTTGAAGGTTGGTCTGTGGTCGCTTGGAATCTCGGTCACCTTTTTATGCTTGACAGGCAAATCTGATTCGCAAATAATGACAATCCTGTCAATTTCCGGATTAGATATGTTTGCTTGAAGGCAGTTTAGATATTCTTTATTGCGCGATTCTTTTTCGTCCTTGTAATAGGTGGTAAATAAAGTTATCTGCTCGCCTGTCTTTGCGTTATCATCACGACCCAGCTTTTTAATCTCACTTACTACTTCTTTCTTGGCAGGCTTAGAAGATTTATTTGAATGCTTTGGGCGGATAAGGTTATTTGAGCGGTGTATGTAGTTCATCTTATGAGCCCTGAAATAATTCCTGCCCAAGAGCCTGTCGTAGAGTTCAACATAACGAAGACGGGTAACACCCCACCCCCCATAGATTGACAGTATTAGATACTCTTTAAGAAGCTCTGCGTCTTTTTGCTTTGCGAACGTATGCCCAAAGAAGATATACTGTTTAAGGCGTTCGTAGCCCATCTGCGCTAAGGTTACGTTGATATATAACTCGTCGGGCTGCGATTGCCCCCATGTTGAGCGAAGTTTATTAAGCGGAAGCGGGTTATTATAATTTTCTTTAAGCCGTGCGAAAAAGTGTTCGCAGTATTCGCCCTTACGGATTAACTGTATGCTTGAATTGGTGGCAGGAAATTTAGTTTCAGGTTTAAGATTAAAGTGTTCGTAAACATCGTCCATCCACGCCCAAATCATATTTGGAAAATCGCGACCCTTTTCTAATGTCGTCTCGTCCAGTATATGAATGTAATAATTGCCCGTCTGCTCCTCAAATATCCGGCTGATGTCTTGCGTAACAACCGCGTCCACATCCAGGTACAATGTTTCGTCATAAGGTATTAAGTCATATAAATTGATTTTAATGTTTGCGGGGTCTAACCGTCCTTCTTTCCATAGCAAGTCTTGAGGCAGTTCGTAAAAATCATCAAACACCGTTTTTTCGTATGCTTGAAGATATCGAATGTTGTCATCGTGCATTAGTCCTATTCGTAAATTAGGATTGAAATGTTTTATAGAAAAAGCAAGGTTGTATGCCATATAAACATACGCCTTGTCGCCAAACGCAATTAAAAAAATTCCTTTTGTTTTCAATTTAGGTTAAGTTAAACCTAAAAGGTGTCAGCCTTACGGGGCTGGCGTCTTTTAGTTGTTATCAATAATGCCTGGCGGGGCATCGTGCTGGGTGGGCATTTGCAAGGATTTCCATGCAAAGTCCATATCAAACACCTGTGGCGTTTTGTTTGTGTCTGCTACGACACGGTCACCTGTGAAGCGAATTTCTTTGTCAATGAAAGTTACTTTTTCAGGATAGCCGTCCGTTTCGCACTCAAACAAAATAAGCCCGCCTATACTTCTTCCCGATGCTAATCGATTGTAAAAATCGATATTGTTTTCTGACACATTGAAGTCCTTGAAAATACCCGCACGGTTGTACGTGGTTAAATTCTCAACACCGCAAGATGTAGTCGGGTCAGTTTGTTCGGCAGAGGCTTTGTTTATTCCCGCCTTAATGTTTTTGACCAGCTTCGCCCTGCCAGCATCAATTTCTGCCTGAACCTGTGTTGCATCGCTCGCGTCCGTAACCTGATGGTCACATTCAAGAATGATTGCATTGGAAAATCCAGAAGCGATTGGTGCTCCACAATTTACTATACTAATTTCGTGGTCACCCAGGTTTTCGCAGTTGTAATTGAGGCAATTTGCCATGATGTTTTTGGCTAATGTAGGGCTTGAACCATATTTTAATGCCTTGGTTCGGCGTGGCACCGTAGCGACTTCGCAAAGTTATAAATATTTTTTTAGATGTTTCTCATAAATTTAACATCGGTATCTGCTAATTGAATTTCAAATCTTACAGCGGCTAAATCTAATTGGCCTGTCTTCTTCCACTCTGGTATGTAATCGCCCTGCGGGCAGAAGTAATCCGTAAAGGTGTTAGTGCTGGGTTCGCCTATACGGAACGTCTGTGACGCTCTCATTAACCGTATGGCGTCATGTAACCATTCTGGCACCTCTGCAATAACAAGTATCCAAACTTTTTCTGACTGGCTGAAGTTTTTACGCTTGCTTCCTTCGCTAAATAAATAATCGCTGGAGTCTTGCGGATAAGTTGGATTGATTCCCTTGACCGGTAGCCGTTGCTGCAATGCGAATCCGGTGTCAAAGAAATTGAATCCAAAAGCGTCATCCGTATTCGTTGCCGTTATAAATGAAGTACATGGAAAAGATTCTTTGTATCTTATACATCTCGAAATAAAGGCAGCTTCAAAGGGTTCTACCCGTTTCACAGATATATTATCTACAACTATTTTGCCAACAACACTTGAATTGAATTTAAACCGTACCCCAAAGTATTGAGGCGGAGGGTCTGACATTGGGTCTGGTGCCGCATCATTCAAAAACACGATGTGATGCCCTACGGTTGCGGGATAACTTACCGCACCGACTGTCATTCCTAACAATACTTCCATAATTATATTAGCCGGGTCTGCGTTAGATATTACATCGTATTCGATTTTATAGTTATGAGGACCTTCAGGAACTTGCAATGGATTGTTGATGTCGTTTGAACTTCCGTTCCAATAATTTTTTAAATCAATAGTGGATGTTGACGCAGCTACATTTTCGGCAGTTAATTCTTCTGCTACGATACTGATATATAAATTAATATCGGTTATGAACTGAACCCAATACGCTCCAAGAATATTTACAAACTCTCCGTCTGTAATAATTTCTTGAAATTGAATGGCGCAAAAATCATAAACATAAAGTTGGTAACATCCGTAAGGCACCTTCTCATCAAACTCATCACGAAGTGTCTCGAAACGAAAGCATACGGTTACAAAGTCCTCGAAGTAATTAAATGCACTGGAAGGCAAATCAAGAATAAAATCTCCATCGGAATTACGAAGTTCGATTTTATAATCTTGCTTGAGCAAATAAATATAAACTCCGCTGATGCATCCGTCAAAGTCAGCATCAGCATAAAAAGACAATAGGCTGTTATTTGTTGGCGTAGTGAATATTTTATAGGTCTTGTTTTCGTCTGCCTCGACCAGAGGTATGCCGTCAACTATCGCTGTTATCTTTCCGATACCTCTGCCCGAGATAGTGAATTCTATTTGATATAATTCTCCGGCATCTAACTGAATGGAATTAGTTAATGTATCCGCAACACCAGGAATTTTGCATAGTGAAGAAATACCTATTGTCCATTCATCAGCGTCAAATGTCCAGCAGTCTGTTTGTAATAAAATTAATTTCACTTCGCTAATCTCTCCAACAAATCCGTTGACAGTTATTCCTTTCATTGAGAAATCCGTTCCCGCTCCAGAGGTTATTAGGATGTTTTGCGTGCTCGCACCAAAGACATTTATTGCTATCAACGAACCGCCTACATTGAATTGAATGTCACCGTCGGCGCTGGCTTCGAAAGTAACTTTTAAATTATAGCTTGAATTTGGCACCACTCCGCCTATCTGTGCCATAACGCCATTAGATATCGCGCCTCCGAATGCCTCCGCCCAACCCGAAGTTTCATTTAATCGCCAAGAACCATAAAGACTTGAATATGCTCCGAAATTCCACGTGATTGCCATACGTTGGCAGGTTACATTGTCGATGTCAGCAGCGAAAGCAGCGTTGCCGATAATTGAAAATGTCGTATAGGCAACGCCAACATTGTCCGAGCTTCGTGTTGATTTTAAATAAACAGTATAGGTTCCGTTGCCCGATATTAAAGAGCTAAATTGTTGCTGCGAACCCGAAACAAATTTCACCCTCATGGCGCCCGCCACATAATTGCTTATCGTAAAGATAATCTTATACATTGCATTGACAACCGTGGGCGTTATTGTTTGCGTCATCGTTTCATCACCAGCCGAAGCAACCTTAGTTGCCACGCCAGCAGCAATAGACCACGAAGGTTGTGTGACCCAAAAAGAAGTATTGCCGAAATCTGAGTTACTAATAAAATTACCGCCCGCATCATCAAACTCGGGGTCGACAATAGATTCCTGGTCGGATTCAATAGCAAGAAAATTTCCATCACAAGCAATACTTGGCTCGCAAGGCGTTTGCTTAAATTGCATACACAAAGGGTCGTCCGGTTGAGCCATCGCGCAATATGTACGCTCATCACATCCGCAGTCCTCTGAGGTTGGTCTTTTGTTAGGCGTAAATCCTAAGGGTTGATATGGTATATTAATCAGCGACATTGAATGATGATTTTAGAATTATGTTTGCCATCTGCTCTTTGTGATTGTATTTGATTTTGTCAATCCATCCTTTGTATAACCTGTTTCTTGCTTGAGTTAAAGCAACAGCGTACAATCCGCGAGTGTTATTTTTGATGGTTTGGAACTCCTGCAAAGTTAATGGATAATCTAATTGCATTTGAACCAGCTTTACATCTGCTGGGTCATAATCAGCATAAAGACCTCCGGAGGTTGGTGTCTGAAATGCAAAAAATCTTGTATCGGGCTTCAACGTAAATATTTGGTGGACAGGTTGTGTAAAGGTGCCTGTTAATCTTAATTGAAGTATTGACCGAACAAGAGCGCCTGGCGCAGGTGCGTAAAATTGACCTGACATAGTAAATACAAAATTACCATTCCCTAATGGTAGCGAAGTATTGTGGACGTTATAAAGCTGTATTGCCGGTTGACCGAGAAAGTTATCTATAATAAACCAAACCTCCATTGAATTAATTCCGCTGTATAAACCCGACACGTTATACCTGACCGTGAATCCAAATGTATAGAAGCCGACTTCAGGACAGGTATATGTCGCCAAATCAAAGTTTCCTCCGAAGTCTATTTCAGTATTATAAACAAGAGGGTCAAAGGCAAGTGGTGTGCCACCCAGCGGAATAGGCGGTACTGTAATATCCGACCATTGCTTGGACGCGGTTATGTTACCCTGAAAATCATTGCTCAAAATATTTATAAAACTTGCAATGGAGCCTTGGAATGTAGCGAAGTGGCTCAATGCACTTTTGGAATTTATTAAGCCCATGTTATAAAACTGCGGTGGCGTGGCTCCGTATGGGTTAGACATTTTGGCATCGGCGGTCAATGCTCCGATATTTAGATTCTCAACTTCTATCCAACACAATTCATCGTCCCAATCCGGATTGTTTTGAACTAAACTGTCCTCGATTACATTGCTGCTCAATACAACATCTCGAACAAGGTCTAACGTGTTGTCTATATTACATTGACCCAAAATGTGCATTTCTTCCTCCTTAAAACCATTAAAACGAACATTCTCTAACCATGACAGGTAAGTGAAGTCTGCGATGGTTTGACTCCCGAATTTAACCTTGCCGTATAATTCCGTTTCTTTTATTGAGGCAATAAAGGCTATCGGGTCTGTAAATGTCATTACCTGGGTAGTGCTGTACCAATAAGCGTCTTCCTCTATTCTTAAAATTGGTTTGTAGTTTATATCGTACTCGATTGCGAAACTGCATTTACGGGTACGATAAAGGTTTTTAAACATACGCTCAAACGAAGTTGCCCAATTTGGCGTTGATAGGCCGCCTGTTCGTATAGCATAACCGTTGGTGACCATAATTTGTAAATCGTTGAGAAGAAAATTACTTGCAAACCCAACTTCTCCGTCACTCATAAAATCTACTAAATAACGAAATACATCATACAAGAAAAACGAAGGCGCTTCGTCAACAAATGCCCCGGTATCGCACCTAAACATATCTACATGATACACCGGCGCCTTAGTTATCGAAATATCGTTCTTTGACCTGCCCGCATTGGGGACCGTGGATATGGATTTGTTATTATTTATCCTGGCATAAAAAGAATCGTCTATTAATTTGCACTTTGCCTCTCCGTGTAATTCACTTAATTTTATTGAAGCGTTTAAAATCTTGCCCTGAAAAATTCTTGTAATCACAACTCCGTCAGGTTCAATCCATTCAATAACAATATCCGTCTCATCGCAGATTCCGGTGCCATAAAATTTATTATAAAAATAACGGTACATGTCACCAACAAAAGTCAACGTGACATCTAATGAAACTAACAATCCTTTCAACGTGCTCGCATCGCGTTCCAATGTAGACACAATCCCTTCCCAACCGACAATGTTGCCGACTTCATTAACTATGCTTCCGTCTATGGTAAATCGATATGCCATTTTAATAGACTCCGTAAATTCTAAAACCATAAATTGTCCAAGTTCCTAATCCAGCCACAACGGTAACCTGGATAGAATATGGAGCGACATTTGAAGCTCCCGACCATTTAAGACTTGCAGCAAGTTTCCAAAGGTCTCCTGCACCAGTAGCATCTTGTTTTAGATTAATAGTTTGAAAGGTCGTTGTTCCTAAGTTTCCTTCAATAGCAAAAGACACTTCGTTAGTCGCATTGGCAACTCCAGAAAGACCGACCTCGGTTTCTAATATTATCTGTGAATACGGTGTCAAATCGGGCGTGGTCAACGGTCTCGATAACAGCGATGTCGTGGTTCCGGATGTATCCGTTTCATTTGACGCGATAAGAACGACCAATCCCTGTGGTCTATCCCATGCCGCATTGCCTCTATAAAATTGCATTGAATCGTTAGGTGCTTTTGGTAGGAACCCGTGCTTGGCGGTAGTCACATTGTTTGTCGTTATATCCGAAGTCGATAAATCAGCGTCTGCCACCTCTTCAAATGTAGCGGTGCCTGAGCTCACTTGTCTTAAAAATTTATTTGTCGCTGTCGTATTCCTTGTTATTTCACCAAGGACGCCTGCATTATTAAATAAAAGCTGTTTGTCTGTTCCGCTGGTTATTGTTGTTGTGCCGATAGTTAAACCGCCTGCTGACATCGTTTCAATTTTATCACGAACCGCATTCTTGGTAGGCACTTCAAAAGAGCCGTTCCAACCTGTAGCATCGTACGCCTCATCAGGTACAGACTGGTCCGCGCTCCAGGTATTTGCCGCTCCCAAGTTCAATCCTATTGTCCTTGCCGCGCTGCCATTATATGTTCCAGAAAAAGTTAATGTTGAATTCGTAGCTGTCAAATCCGCAAGGCTGGAACCGAGTGCTATTCCGCTAATGGTACTATTGGCTAACATGGTGTTTAATACGGAGCCGACATCAATAGTCCAAACAGTTCCATTGGTACTCGTAGTTATGTTTCCGAAGTCGGCGCTGGCTATGGATAACAACGGAGTGCCGTCAGTATAAGTCAAACTCGAATTAACCATTCCGCCAACGGCATCCTGTGCCATTTCGTCTGTATAGGTAGTGACCTCAGATGCAAGAATGTAATTGGTAAGCATTGATGCCGTGTCACCGTAAATTAAATAATTCACCAGCATTGCAGCGGTATCTGAAATATTTAGTTTGAGTGAGTTGGCGTATGCGGAAGCGACCTTAGTGGTATCTACAGATAGTTGATTTAACGCATTACCGATAATCGTTATTCCGTCTTTCTTGATTTGCGAAGCATTGAATTGACTATACCCTTGAATCGATATCAAGAATAAAATTGATGTGATTATTTTTTTCATATTTTTATATTTAGATGTTTCCGTATGCTTCGACATTATCTCCTGTCATCGGTGCTTCTGTGTGTGTGCTGTCCGTACCCGATAAAGTATAGCCATTTACAAGTGCATTGTGAACAAGCTTCTGCCCTTGCCAGAATATTTGCAATGGTTCTGACGACCAGCGAAAGACCGTGTTTATTCCATTTATCGCCCCCGAAACCAACGTCAATTGAGAAAATATCACCAGCCCTGTAATGGTCGTTACCATAGCAAGTATTTTGGTTTCTAAATCTGCTGCTGATACCACGACTGGTGTGGTCACATCGTTCCAATCTATCTCCAATAGCCTGCGCGATATGCGAGCAAGTTCTTGAACGTGCCAATAAATAGAAACAATATCTCCGCTGACTACCGTTTCAATATAAACCTTTTTCGCTACGTGCTGCAATATGCCGTCATCGAATATTATATACCTGCCGCTGTCTGTGATTGTCCAGGCCATTAGAATCTACGTGGGTCTATGTAATTGTTTAACTGGTTTGCGATAGCTTTAGCAAGAGCGTCTACGTTTGTTATCGACACTCCTTTTTTTAATGCTCTGCCCATGCCATACTCATCCAAGAAGTCTTGGTTGTTATTCAACTTCAATGATTGTACTATGTTATCAGCAAATGATTTTGAATCTTGCTCTTTGCGTTTCGTTTGCGCTGCAATTAAAGCGGGATAGACGTAAAATTCCATGATATGGTCTTCCATTTTATTATCTATCATCGCATCAACCATGGTGCGGTACTTTTTGGTTTGCGGTGCTGGAACAACTTGAGTTCCTTTGGGCATATGAATCATTTCTTGCCCCTCTTCACCTACAATGCCTAATCCGGTGTCTTTCCTGCCCTTAGTGCCATGCTTAAATGGCAAAGGTGTTGCGGTAACAATAATTAATTCAGCTGCGGCTATGATTGCCTTAGCAACATTTAAGCTCGCTATCGCTTCTGCAAGTATTAAGCCTATTTTAAATATGGAAAACAGTTTTTCGCGCTGGGCTTCTTTGCGCCTCTCTTCTTTAACCGCATCTGCGACCTTTTTCTCGGCAACAATTTTACGCTGGGCAATTTCATCGGAACGCTTCCTGTAATCCTGCTCACTAATTAGTTTCTTAGATTTTTGGTCTTCTAACTGTCGAAGCTCTATGTCCTGCTGGTCGGTTAGTGCATCGAGTTCCGCTTGCAATGCTGAAATTCGGTTATCGGATTGCACTTTTAACAAATTATCTACCTGCCCTAATACAGACGTCGCGACATCTACCACATCTTGCATCACTTCTCGGAAGTTGTCGGCTATTTGGCTGTCTATCGTTTTAAGATTAGCAACTAAATCGTCTTCGATAATTAATATCGCAAGGGCTTTTTCTTCTGCGGTTTTTTTACTTTGGTTTGCTGCTTCGATTTCTAATCGCGCTTCTTCTTCCAGTATCTGCCTTAAGGCAATCAGTTCCGTATTGTTTAACTCTTGTAGGTTCTGAAGCTTGCGAGCTTTTAAGCGTTCGTTGATTTGTGATTCAATTTCTAACCTGCGTTCCGCTGCTTTGCGCTCATCTTCCGTTGCCGCTTCAAGGTTTTTATTTAAGTCGTCTTGGAACTTTAAATTTATTTTGCCTAAATCCTGATTCTTTTTTAGGTTGATAAGAATAATTGCCTCCGCGGTTCTTTGTGCAATCGATTTTTCAATTTCACTTAAGCCGCGCAAATCAACTTCGACATCTTTTAAGCTTGCTTGGTCTACTTCCGCTTTTAATTGAATCTTTTTAGCTTCGTCAGGCTCAACGTCAATTCTTAATTGCTGAATTTGTTCAATTAGTTTGCGTTCACGCTCCAGAGCTTGTTCTTTTCTACGTTGTGAGGCTTCGAGTTGTTTAGACTTTTCCTCTTCCGTTAAACCGAGTTTGGTAGTTTTCTCTACCTCTTTATTCTTTTCTTTAATAAGCTGCAAGGCCTGCGCCTCGAGTTTTAAAGACTGCTGAAGCCCGTTAATTCGATTAAGCTCTACAGTATCGTCATTTTCCGCTGCCCTTGCTCGTTCTTCTCTCCTTAGCTTTTGGGCGTTAGTTATTCTTTGTTCCTGTTCTATTATTGCCTCCTCAAATGTCTTGCCTTTTTTAATTGCGGCATCAATTTCAGTTTGCAGCCCCTCTACTTCATTTTGCAATATTTTTGTGGCACCTTCCTTGCGAAGCGATTCCGCTGTCTTAAATATGCTTATTAAGCCTTCAAATGCGACACCTAATCCTCTTAATATTCCAGTGCTTTCAATTAGCCCACCAATTGTTTCTTTGAGTTCGTCAAATACATTGCCTAACCTTGCAGCGCGACCAGCAGAGGTTTCGAGTACCGCGGCAGTTTGACCTTGGAACCGGTTTAGCTTTTCTAATATGATTCCAAAGTTTTGCGCTTTATCGCCTGTATTTTTAAACTCTAATCCATACGGACGAAGCCCGCGAGTAACGCCATTGATGCCTTGTATTACACTATCTGTCGCCTGCCCTATGCTTATACGCTGGGCGGACGCAAAGTCTACGATAAGAGGAATTGCTCGTTCAATTTCATTAGATAATAACCCAAATTGGGCGAGCTGGATTTGCGCTCCCTGAATTTGCTCATCCGTAAATATGGAAATGTCTTGGAACTTTGTAGCCTGTGCAATTAAGCGATTAAATGCCTCTTCTCCTTCACCACCGATATTGGTGATTGCGGTCTGTAATAACTTAGCACTCGATTCCGCTTCACGAAATGATTTAACGGATGCTGAACCGAATCTTATAATCGATTCTACTCCAAATGCAGCGACTAATACGGCACCTAATCTTAAAAACTGTTCACGTGCGACCGCGGATACGGAATTTAGCTTTGCTGTTTCGCCAGACAGCGTGGCGATGTTTGTTTTTGATGTCGCGATTGCGGAATTTAATTCCTTAATCTCTTTGACAGAAGACGCTGTCTTTAGTTGCGCCTGAAACTGTTTAAGCTGCTGGGTCTCCTCTTGGATTAATTGCTTCCGTCTTTTAGCGGCATTGGTTAATTCGGCATCCGTTGCCTTGCGCTGCTGGTTAGTTGCTTTTTCTTGGTCAGATAATCCACGCAATGATTCTTTGGCAGAGTTTACTTGCGAACGAAATTCGTCTATCTGCGCTCGTATCTTTATTAAGATATCATCTGCTGCCATTTTCGATTGCTTCTAAGTGTTCAACGTGCAACTCTAATTTAATTAAATATTCGCCTACCGTTATTTTTTTCATCGACATATATTGCGAAATGTCGCCATTCGCAAGAATCATTAATTGCTTTTCAAGGTCTCTTTCTGCGCGAATGAGTCTTTGCTTGATGAAATTATCTTCAAAGTCTCGTCCAGTGCTCGCTGCTCCACCAGAGATTCGTGCCAATATGTCTCCCACTCGGCGTTCGACCAATTGAGCTTTGCTAATATACTCTTCAACTCCTCTGTCGCAAAAAAAAACCGTGCTCCTTTTTCTGCCACCTCTTTTTTAAATTGGTCTACCTTTTGCATTTGAATCTCATTAGAGTATTTATCTATGGATTCATCCTGTCGTATCCAGTGGACGGCTTGGTAGTTATAAAGTAATTCGGTGTGAAGAATAATGTCCTTGCGCCGACGCATCTCTTCGATTAGGTAGCCTAATTTAGCAGCGTTCTTTCCTGCCGTGATTTGAGGTAGCAAAGACTCCATTGAGGCAATTATCTTTTCGATTTCTGTATCCGACAATCCTGCTTTCATTAACATTAAAAAGTGTTTTGCCTTGCCATGACGCTCTAACGGGAATTCTATGCCCTTAGGAATGCGGTAATATACCTTGCCGGCTAAATCTACATAGCAGCGTTCTAATTCTTTGTGAGTGGTTGGGCGGTGTCGCTCCTTAAAGTAAAAGTCCTCAAACGTGCTTTGGTGTTCGTTGTAGATTTTCTCTAATTGCTCTGGGCTGTATTTTTTCTTGAATAGGTTCATGCAAATGGTATTCCTTTACGTTTTAATTCTGCTGCTTTTTTCACGGTATAGGTTCCGTGTTTAGCGTTATCCCATACCCTGTAGGCAAATTTATGTGCTTTTTTTTGTTGGCTCCTTAGCCTTTTATATTCTTCATAAGGCATTCCTTCAGGACGCTCATTAATTAAAAGGAACTGTTCTTTATTGCTGCTCATTTGTAGATTAGATAAGATATGCCAGACGTTAGGGCAATATATAAAGGATATGCAAAGTAAGCCCAGATATCGCATTGCAGAGCAGCTAAGACAGGAAAGAAGATGTATGTACTATGAATTGATGACATACAATAAATGCAACCGACAAAAGGTTTTGACCACCAGTCGCCTATCGTTCTTAGGAACCATTTCTTGATAGGATAAAGGATGTTGGACTGTTTTAAATTAACGATTTCTTTGATGGATATTATCTCCCATTTAATTATTGACTTCCGCAGTTTATGAAATTTTACTTCAGGATAATCTGCTGTAAATACTGACAGCTCTCCTTCTTTTGACTCTAAAATATTTTCTTGTTTTCCGTTTAATACAATATATCCGGCACCTTGGTGTACGGTTGCCCTGTATTTTAGAATCACTTGGATGTTCTCGTAATCAAGAGCTCCGTGAAGACCTTTTATGTATAACGAGTTTGCAAGTGCAAGCAGGACAAAGAAAGAAAGGGTTAGGAGTGCGTATAAAATCATGGCTCAAAAATTATACACAAGGTTTTGGTGGTGATTATAGTTCCGCTGTTGACGGGTAATTCTATTTCCATGTCTAACGGTGTATTGTGACCTGGGTCTGAGTTAAATTCAAACACTTGCAACTGGTACAAAACACCTGCCGCGAATGCTTGGTTGGTTTGATTGGGTTCGCGTACCGTTACCAACACTCCATCAGGAGCATCGATTTGAACGTCAACTAAATCTTTTCTGGATGTGGCAAGGTTGGTAAGTACACCAACATAAGAGCCGCTGCCTGGCGTTATATATGACGGTTCTTGAATCTCGAACGACATGGAGTCTGAGCCACCAAAAGACTCATCACAATTAGGAACCTTTAATGTGATTTCACAATTACAGCTCATGCCCGCAAAAGTAAAAGTAATTTAATTAGAAACAACTTTTATTGATAAATATTTTCCATAACTTGCCTAATGCCCGCGACTTTTTGGTGTTTAATAATCCATTCTTTCCAAAAAGAATTTATTTTGTAGCGAACAGTATCCAAGAAGTCTGCCCTGCGTGTAAGGTTTTTCCTTGAGCCTTTAATTATTTGCCCAAGCGAATCGCATTGCACCGTTCTCATATCTGCGCAGGTGCGTGGACAGGTAAGAGGATTGATTTTAAAGTCAGGATGATGCTTTAGTAAGTAGTTTACATCTGAACGACTTGTATGGTGCGATGGGTTGGAGTCTGGTGTAACGATTTGGCGTTCCATTAATCCTAATCCCTCTTTAAGCTGCTGGTAATAAGAAAGGTTTTTTGCGCCCGACATATCTTTAAGCGAATAACCAATTGCGTCACCTGTCAGCAAACAATCGCGAAGCTTATTTGCATAACGTGCCTTAATAAGCGCGACACCTTTAGGAATATTGCCATCATATATCTCCGCTTCGTCGAATTGGTGGTCATGCACTCCGCCTTGTGCATCTGCCCAGCAATGTGAAAACGAAATAGCGAAAGGGTTGGTGTTGAAATCTAAATGTATTATAAGTTGTTTTGAGGGGTCGAATCTTACAGCCCTGTCTTCATGTACGCGATAATCGTACTCAGACGCAAATGGATTAATGACTTTAGTAATATCCCAATCTCCCTCAACGAACTTCTGAAACAAGTCCGCAGGCATATTCTCTTTAAGATTCTGGATGTATGCTGGGTCGGTGTAAGGATTGTCTGTTATCTTGGCGGGTATGTATGCCCAGTCCTCAGGCAGCTTGTTATTGATATAACGGTCATAGAACTGCTCTTTAACCCAGCCTTGAGAAGGATTGCAAGTAAACAAGAGAGTGATGGGTGGTTGTGGTACTGATTGGTTCCAGCTTCCTGCCCGTTCAATTAATTTGTAAAAGGTTTCTTGCTGCAATTCATTAAGCTCGTCTCCGCCGCCTCCATTTACTTCTAATCCACGAAACCGGTTTAACTCTGGGTCATCGGAAAAGGACTCTGCCATGAATATTATCTGGCTTCCGTTTTTAAATGTAATGGTATTGGTGTCGCGGTTGTTAGATATAACGTGAGCCCCTAAGCCTTGCTCCATTACTTGGTTTAATGTAACAAACGTGGTTCGTTTAAGTGTTGGCAGCGACTCTCTAACAATTACCCAGCGCGATTTCGGATACTTGCTGCAAAGTGAAGCAAAGGTGAGTATTAACCAATATGTCTTGCCACCACGAATTGCGCCACCGTATAAGATTATCTTTTTCTTCCCGCTCGTTGCAAGTAGGTAGGCTTCTGTTTGCTTGGCGGTTAATTTCATTTGCCATGTCCATTACCGTTTCCGTTTTGGTGTGCTGGCATTGTAAGCTCAAGAATGAAGGGTTTATTTTCGATTTGATTACCAATTCCTACATCTGATTTATTTAGCATTGGAATACAGTATTGGTGAAACTTCATATACAACTCAAATGCTTTTGCAGGGTCTGTTTTTGATACCCGCTCTATCCATCCAGCCACTTTTGGTTGCAGCCCTTCCAGCAATTCCCTAATACCTGCCTGCAAGTCTTTGTTGACTTTATTGACGGTTCCTTTTTGTCTTCCACCAAATCTTACTCCTTTAGGTGGGCCTGGTTTTTGTTTCATTTAACCTAATAAAAACATTTTTAGGTTCCGCAAAATTAAATATTATTTTTTAATCGCTGTTTTTTGCGGTGTGTTAAATTATATTCCTGCTTCTTTTCGATGTTGTTTTTAAAAAACCTTTTTGTTCTTTTATCCATCACCTCTTTATGCTTTTGGTAGTAATCAGCAAGGTATTTCTTTCTGTCTTGTGACATTATATAATTTGCCTTGGTGTAAAATTATCTTCTTGAATAAATAAACAAGGTGCCGTTGGTGTGATGCCTTCCATAGGCGTGCCCCATGCTTCGATGTAGTTGGCTTTGATTTCGTGAGCCTTGATAGCGGTTAATGATTTAAAGCAGGCTCGGCTTACTAATCTTGCAGCTTCAGACCATCCATAAGCAGCAACATAAATCGTGGTTCTGTTGTCTTTGCTGTAATATTTTCCGTGACCGAAACCGTGCCAGAATCTAAGACCGTTTTTTTTAGTGTTCATTTATTGTTTTCTTTATTAAACCATTCTCCGTTAAATACTTCCGTGCAAGGTAATAAAATTACTCCATTCGTGCAACATGGTTCCGTGTGCTTTATTCTCTCCGGAAATTCGTGGCATGGACAATGACATCTGATTTGAATTGGTGCGGGGGTGTATGTTTTTTCTTTCAATTTTCTTTGATGTATTAATCTTGAACAAGATAAAAAGGTGCCTGGATATATTTTCATTTTTACGGCCAATCTGCGTACAATACAACACCGATGCCAGTTGCTTTGTCTAATACTTCTACGGCATTTACTCGCTCCATTTCTAATACCTGGAGAGCGCAGGCATGGTAAAAGTTTTCTACGCCTGAAACATTCTGCTCGTAGGCATAATTACAAATCGCTTTTACTGCTTGGGTGCTTTCGCGAATTGATTCGCTGTCCGTTTTTTCTTCTTGACGCCAGCATCGGATAATGATGCCTGAGCGTTCGTATTTAGTCATCGATTCCGTGAGAATTGTTTTTGGTCTTGGCATAGTA